GAATCACGAATTTGGTATGCGTCCATAGAGGCATATCCCACACCTAATGGATCTTCATTTATTTCTTTTGATAAAATATGGTAATTCATTTAATACCTCCAACTTATACTACACCTAAATAAAAAAGAGGGAGACATTTCTGCCTCCCTCTCTTCTTTTTATCAGGTATGATGCTTAGAATGAGCCGAGTAGAACTCGACGTGAATCTAGAACACCAAAACCAATTTCTGCAAAGCCATAGAAGCCCATCTTCTGATGACGATGTAGAGCATCATCTTCAAAGACTGTAACTTCCTGCTTAACAGGCATTACGAAGCTATCGTTGGACTGTAGATCAAGACCAACAATTAGTTCAACATCACTTGCTGGACCAAGTGAGCCAGAGAGATTACTTGTGAAGTAATTCTGGTATTCCTGACCCTGACCAAGTTCATCTAGAGCATGAAGATTAACACCAAAGATTCGTGTTAGAGCAGCACTATCGTCTGAACCAACATAAATCTCACGTCGTGTAGTATCGTCAGCCTGATCAACACCCCAGTTACGGATGTCTTCTAGACCTTCCGGTGAGAGGTAGATGTCAGTTAGACGACCACGATTTAGTGAACCGCTGTTACCGCCAGCATTACGGCGCATAACAGTCTTCATGAGTGAAATCTGACGCTTGGTAAACTGACCAGCTGCAGCCTCGGCATCGTAAACTAGAATGTTACGATCTACACCAGCGGCTAGTAGTGTGTGCCAGCCGTCATCATTCATCTTCTTGACAAAACCGGCTTCTAAAACGCGAGCAGCGCGTGAGACGACATCCCAACGAGCTTCACGGACATAACGAAGTAGCATGTCAATAGCATTGGCGATGCTATAGGTCGGAATCATGACGTAATCGCCTTCAACAGCGCGTTCAGGAATACGACCATGACCAGGATTGGTATAAGCAACGAATTCATCTTCTTGACCAGGAGCAAGTAGATCAAGAGGAAATTCTGTTGAAGTACCAGGCTCCATAGTAATACGTTCAAAGATACCACCGGCGATATCGCCAACAAGAACACCTTCACGGAGAGGTAGTTCAATAGCCTTAGCTAGTTCGTGTTGTGCAACTAGAGCCTCGGCCTTATTAGCTGAACCAGCCTTCTTTAGAAGGTCGATAAATTCAGGACTTGGTTTCTGTGTGAAAGACATTATGTATTTCTCCTATCTATGAGTTTAAATTAGGGAAGGTTGATGGAAACTTTAGCGAAACCATCAGCGTCCTTTGTTGAAAGGAAACGACCAATGGCCGGAGCAGTACCATCTTGTGTTCCAGCAATTAGACCGGAATCAGCAAGATATGCAACCTGACCAGCAGTCGGATTACCACTAATCTGGTCGGTAACAACGAAGCCCTTTGTTAGAATGGTAACTTTACCACCCTTTTGAACTTCATCTTTATGCCAGTTGATGTGCTGACGAGTCTGATCAATATCGACCATATCGTTTAATAGAACACCTAGTGCAACAGCACCAGACGCTTCAGCAGCAACTGTAGCTAGTGCAGAGCTGTTATCCATAGCAGCACCAGATCCCTGTGTGCTGACAGAAACAACTTGCCCTTTTTCAGCAGTTTCGTTTAGGAAAAAACTAATTTCAGTATCGAGTTCGTGACGATCACCTTTAAGTGCCATTATATGTACCTCACTTACTTAAGATTTTTAGTTGTTTTTAGAACAGATGTTCTAAAGAATTCAGCAGCAGATGCAAAACCATTTTGCACCGGTTCGGGAACATCAACCATAGCTTCAGTTTCTTCAACTACGGCCTCTTCAATAACTTCTTCTTCTACAGCTTCTTCAACAACCGGTTCTTCAACAACTTCTTCTACTACAGGTTCTTCAACAACAGCCGCCTTTTTTTGTTCATCACAACGATAACAATTTTGTGCATCTTCAAGTGAAACATGAGCCTGTGTTTTGATGAGATCAAGCATCGCAGCAAATGCTTCATCATCTACAACATCAAACTTAGCAAGTGTATCTTCGATTTTATCTTCAGATATACCAGCATCTTTAGCTTGTGCTGTACGAATCATTTGGCGAATTTCTGCTTTAGCATCACCAAGTTCTTTTGATGTATCAGCTAGTTTAGCTTTAACATCTTCTAGTTCTGAAGTAAGTGTAGCAGCACTTTCTTCCATTTCTGTGATCTTAGCATCTCTATCAGAAATTGTTGCAGTTAGACCTGCAACAACAGCCTCATGATCAGCCTTGATAGTCTCTAGTTCGTCATTGACAGAAGCAACCGCTGCTTCTACTTCAATTTCGACACTATCGACGCTTTGAGAATCAGACATTCTGAACTCCTCTATTAAAAGATTACTAGTTGAATCATCGAATGGATCTTCTTCTGTTTTAAGAATAATACTTCTTGGATTGGCCGGTTTATTAACTAAGCCTTTTCCAGAAAAAGATATATTACGCAAAAGTCTTCCTACTTTATATCCTTCGTATTCTCCTTTCCCACCATAAACTTTAAGGTGTTTAGTTAGAAAAGCTGATGTTTCATTTCTTGCTACTACTTTCATTCCACCATCTGGTGAAATTACAGAGTAATCAAAATCTGAAAATAAGCATTCCATAGAAACAGCCCATTTTCCGTCCTCTATCTCAGAAATAAGCTGAGACATTCTTTCTCTTAATTCTGGATCGCTCCAGCTTTTATATAAAACGGCTGATGTAATAATATCAAATTGTTGGGGTGGTTCTTCACTATCAATTTTATTGCCGTTACTATCAACAACCATGCTGCCAGTTATATGTCCAATTATATCACTTTCATCATGCATATAATTGAACTGTTTGTCTACAGGAGTATCTCTAGCAGCCCAAGCCTCACTAGCATCAAAAACATCATCGTTTTTGTTCCACCCAGTAGAAACTAAAACAGAATTTAAATAGAAGAGATCTATCTGGTCGGGATTAGAAAACCCATACCCCGCTAGAGTCTTCTCTATTTCTTCTTTATTAGGATGGGTTATATCAGAATCAATTAGTATTTCAGATTCTAATGCAACACTTGCACTAGCCTGAACTTTTTCTGATAAACCATCTAATATTTCTTGTGGATAAACTTTCATATAATCACCTCACTTTTCTTATACACCAAATTTTTACGAAAGGGCACTTTTTACATAAGAGTATGCTAGACAATAAATTTGGCGCATATCTTCAACAGAGGGTGACTTAGAATTTTTGCCCATATATTCTTTTATTAAATTGTCCACTTCTACTAATATTTCTCGTTTAATTTTTGCACTAGACTCTAGTATATTAAGTATTATATCCTGACTAATATCAGTATATGGATCTAAGTTAGCAAGTACAACAAACTTAGATAGTTCAACTTCTTCAGACTCTTGTTTTGTCAACTTTCTAATGTTAGATTTATCATAATGGGCTAATAAAGCAGGTTGTAATATTTCACTAATTTGTTTTTGAGCATTTGTTGCCCATATTAACAAACTTGCATTTGTTCTTGGATTAACAACTTTTCTTTTACGAGGCTGTGTATCAATAGCATTTTTAGGTCTACCACCATCTGGATTTTCAGAAGTATTTGGTTTTTTCTGCTGTGGTTGTGTGGTAGGAGCTTCTACTGCTGGTTCAGGCTTTGGTTTTAAATCGGTAACCTGATCAATAGTTATTACATCTTTATTCAGACCAATCTTTTTATATTCATCTTCTATTTGGGCGTTATGATAAGGGCCGGTTTTTGGCGGAACCTTTTTAGATTTGCGCCCACGATTTTCTGTTTTAATTCGCGCATCTTCAATATCATTAATTTCACCAAACCGCTCACGAACTGTTTCAACAGAAACAATGTCTCGATCTGCCAGTTGAACAAGAAGATTCTTTTCAGCAGATTCATCAGAAAGTATCATATGGTCAAAATGAATTTTTGCTGGTTTAGCAAAACCCATCGCCTTTTGTACTTTACGAATTTCAGTATTCCAAAATCTGCTCAATAAATCTCTACCATATTCTAATCTTTCAATAAGGGTTTTAAGAGAAATAAAATTATTAGTATACCCCCCGCCATTCCCAGCAATGCCTGTAAGTGTTGGTGGAATACCAAGGCCAGCATAAATACTATTAAGTACGGGTTGGTATTTTTGCTCCCCCAGAAATTTAAAAATCTGCGTATTACTTTCTTTAAAATCAAGTTCTGGACCCCATACTAAATCCATTGTTCCACCACCAACATTGCTGGCTAAAATATTGCGTAATTTATCAATAGCATTTTTAGTGGGAAGAATTTTATGCTCAAAATCACCAAGCCGCCAAAGACGAATATTTGAAATAGCACCATCAAGCGCGGACATATCCGCTAATTTCATTTTTTCTAACATTGTAATATCATCAAGAATAGCATTAACCATTGGAAATGCCCATAACTGCCAATCATCCTTTTTATAATGGAATACCATTATATTTTCTGGATCAAGATCTATATGACTATTACCATTTTTCAATGCTTTTTGAACATCATCTGATAATGAATTTAATGGAAGTTCTTTTGCTTCATAAGATTTTTTGATATAACTGGAGAGTTTTAGTCTATATTTTTTATCACCAGTAAATAGAGCAGACTGCCCACCAACAACATCAATAGTTAACGGACTAAGAAAATCATAAACAAAAGGTATACGACGGCGAGAAAGATTTTCTTTTGTAATAATTACATCGTCTTCACCACGAGTCATTTGTCGTTGAACAGATTTTGTGAGTTTGGCATATCTTCTTTTAATAACAACATTGCCACACCTGAATAATGTATTTAGAAATCTTTCTGATCTCTCTGCGCCGCCAACTTCTTCCCACCATCTGCGGTAGAATTTTTGCGCATTTTTGTCTTGGTGAACTAAACTAATACCCTGCGACCCAAAATCTCCCATTAGATCAATAACATTTTTAATAATGCCGACCTTTTCATAGGCGTTCATACATTTAGCAATTATTTCTTTATCTTTACTAGGGGGTCTTTCACCAGTTCGGAAATAATAGTAATCATCTTTTCTATAAGATGTTCTAACAGATATGCCATCCTCAATATCTAAATAAGATCTATGGCTTGCATTTGCTGATTGTACCCCATCATAACTATCGACATTAGCTTTTGCTTGTTGCAAAGCGTCCTTGTCGTTCATGTCAATATAAAGACTTTTTTCATCTGACATTGGTGTAACCTTTTAAAGAAATGGATATTAGTATTATATCCCGATTGTATTCATATTGTTATACACCAAAAAATCAATAAACATTATTTAAACCAGCGGCCCATGCTGGACCAATAAAATCCAACCCGCTTCTTTTTTCTTTACTAGACATTTCTGCAAAACCACCAACTATATTATATTCATCCTGAATTCGCCTCGCTTTAGTTTGTCTAGCCGCCATATTTGCCATTAATAGCGAGGAATAACGGTCTTTTCTAATGCGCTCTTTTCTACCGGTTCCTATTTTAACTTCTGGTGTATCCCAGTGCTCTCTACCGGTAGAAGTTTGTCTAATCTCTATCATACAAAGTTCGTTTTTAAGTTCCTCAATTTCCATAACACAGTCTTCTAATGTATCATATGTGCGATTAGCCATTTTGTCTTGTTCAATAGATAGTCCAATTGTAATTGGATCAAATCTTGGAAAAATCAATACCTTATCTTCAAAATCTTTTCTTAAACCATGATTTGCTTCTGCCAACCAATCATACTTAGCAAACTGACATAACTCTAAAATATGTAATCCAGCCTCATCATCTGTATCCTTTGCTTTATTTTCGTCAATAGTGGGCCATATAGGCACTTCTCCTTTACTTAGGTTCTTTGGGTCGTGTAGGGCTTCAGAGACCGCTATACCGCCACCCTGCGCGTCCATAGCAATATGTACAGTTGGAAATGCGCCCATCAAATCTCGAATTTTTCTGGCACAGAAAGAATAAAAATCTTTTTCTTCGGTCAAACCTTTGCTAATCCGGTCTTTATGCTGTTGACGATTCGTAGTCCAACAATGTACAATGCGCCTGTGATCGTTATGGACCTCTAAGACAACGATTGAAAAATTGTCCACTTCTGATGCCGGGTCCACTCCGATAATGTATTGACCTGTAGGATTACCTTTAAGCATGGGATCAAAATAAACTTCACCAGAATTGATATTTACAGGTTTTTGATCACTACCTACACATGACTCAATTAAACTTCTCTTAAAGAATCCAGCACTATCTGTACAAAAAACAGCACCAAACTCCATAAGGTAAATACCATTATGAACCGTTGCTTTAGATCTAGCAATTTGAGCATCATCCATAAATCCTTTAGGAATAAGATCTACTGGAATTCTTATAATAGAATAATCTTTCCAATTAAAGGATTCGGGTATATCTTCTTCGCCAAAGACATCTTTTAGTTTGTGCGGGTCGCCCTTACTCTTAACAATTGATTTCCATCTTTTCCAATATGTTGCAAAATGGTTAAAATCATAATATGCTGTTCCTGCTAATACAATTTGGTTCCCCATATCCTCAGAACTGTGGGTTTCTGTCAACAGAGCCGGGTCAATACCTAGTTCTTTTGCTCGTTTTTTCGCTGCTTGTAATTTTACGCCTTCGGAAGGAGATGCGGAAACGGCGGCAAAACCAGCAATAACATTTTCAAATATCTCTCTAGACATAGAAGCAAATTCATCGCTGATAATATCATTAGCTCGCTGGCCTCTAATTTTACTACCATCACCAATAGGTAGTGCAACAACCTGACTACCATTAATAACCATGCGGCACATATCAACATCGCGCCGAGGGCCAGAATTACTATCACACAGATCTCTTAAAATTGGAGAGTTTTTCCATATATTCTCCATATAGTCATGTAGGAATTTAGATTGACGAAATGCCGCACCTACAACAACTATTTTTCTATTGGGCATAAGAAATGCCCTAAGTAAACAATATAAACTCATTATAAAAGT